TTTCTGGGTCAAGCTCTGCTATTAGTTCAATGTATTCCCTTTCTTTTCTGTAGGCATATTGAATCTCCTCTACTGTGGAGTCTATACCTATATTAGTAAACAGACTTGCCATCTCGTAGAGGTACAAGTCAATCCTGTTTCTAATTAATTTACAAGTCTGATAGTTCTTCTGATTAATCATAACATCTTAATTTTACGATGAATGTGTCTTTCGGAAGGTCTTTGTCAATCTTGATGTTAAGCCTTTTGTAGTATTTGTTACCATCGTCTTTAACCATACCCATACTAACGAGAGTATCCGAGAGAAATTTAGAAACGAGAATAACATTATCAACATCGTGCCGAGAATTGTAGCTAATATGAATTTCATAGCTTTCAAAAGTGAAGTAGTCAAACTTCTCAATCTCTTCCTTACATTTTTTAGAATACTCATCTTTATGTTTTTTACGAATAGCCCAATGCTTACCCGCGTAATAAGCGTTAAGACTTGGGGGTTTAGGTAAGTTAAGGTCTATCTCAATCATACGATTTGGATTTATCTATATGCAAAAACCCCACCACCTTGTCAACGAATTGTCGTTGGTTAAAGTGTGAGGTCTTCGGCATCCCTTTGGTTTCCCAAGAGGGTTCTTCAAGTGAAGCGAGGTTAAATGCGAATATGCCTTTAGGTGTTTGGCATATATATACTGGAATAGTATTGTGGCTTTCAGCTCTTGCGAGCAGCTTATCGTACTTGTATTTCTCTATGACTAAATCGTCATAATGCTTGTTGCGGCACTTTAGTTCTATGTCGCAATTATACTCTAAAGAATAACAATCGTGGTGCGAGTAATCCCCTTCCGACCAGTCAAGGTCGCTTATGTAATTTTGTTTTAGGTGTTCAAAAAGGTTCTCTTCGTTATTCTTCCAACTCATTATTGTTGTGTATGGCAATCTTCAGCAGAATAAGATATCCTATTAAATCTTGCACAGTGTCTTCGGTGGCATCGGTAATGCCCCTTGATTTGATACGCATAAGCTTATCATCTATACGAGCGCATAGACTATCCACAGCGTTTCCCTTTGAGAAGATACCTACGGGGTAAAGGGCTGAATCCCCGTAGGCAGCATTCTTCTCAAGGAGCAGGTCTGTTACCTCCTGCGATGTCTTTATAATTAAGTCTTTTGTACTAATCATTTGATACTAATATAGTTAATTATTTGGTAAGTTCTACTTCAAACTTATAAATTTTTTGTATACCCTTTGTTTCAATAACCATTCTACCGTTAGAGGGGTTGAGAAATATATAATTCTCGGAATTCCCCGTGTAGTCCGTTACATCTACTTTAAACTCTTTACCATTGATTAGTATCTTATTCCATTCCAGAACCTCAACCTCCTTTGCAGAGGCTATGTTAAACTTTAGGTATGCACGAATCATCTCGCACCAACTCTTTCTATAGGCTTCTGACCAACTTTTCAAAATTCTAATTCTTCTTGCGAAGGTGTAGGCAATGCTACTTCTTCTGGTTCGTATTCTGGATTCTGATATGCGTACACAGCATTACCGTGCTTATCTGTCTCATAGTACCTGTTCTTAACCTTATCGTAGTACATTGTTACCTTTCCTAACCTACCTACGATTTTAGGCTTTGCCTTAACTACAGTTATCTCTACTTGATTAGGCTCGTAAGGTACACCATCTAAATCTTCTAATCCAAATGGACATCGCCATATATTTATAACCATCATTCCCTTACGACTCCACTGCATACCACCTGCTATATCATTCATAGTAGGCTTATCTATATATGCTATACCACTACGATATTTAGGTTGTTGGTGTTTAGTGTGTACTGTCATTACCGTGTGGTAATTGTTATCAGCAGAATGCTTACGCACTTTTGTAAGCACCTGTCCAATAGCGATGTCATCACGAACACCTACGCTAACATCTGTTTTAATTTCCGTAAACGGGTCTATGAGACATCCTTGTATCTTGATACCGTAATCCTCTTCTATGTTTGTTACACAACTGTAGAAGCCTTCTACGGTAAGGTCTTGCAGACCACTATCTATAATATAGAAGTGTTCGTTTATAAACTCAATTGCTCTTTGGCTCTCCTCGTCTGAAGCCATAATCTTATCATTTACAAGGAAAGGCTTACGCAGGTATACCCAAAGGAACTCTGCGAATACTTCTGTTGGCGAACCCGTCTCTGGGGAGTATACAGCCCACTTCCAACCAGAGTATTGTGATAGGTTCATCATCATTTCAAATGCAAACTGCGACTTCCCTTGATGCGCTCCTGCATATATATAAGTGGTGCTACCCAACTTCATTGAATACTTATCAAACAAGGAACTAAACCCTGTCCAAGCACCTTTTGTTACTCCGTTCTCGCGGAGTTCTGTTAGAGAATCTTTTAACTCTTCAGCCCTATAGATAAAATTTCTCGTTGTCATTCGCCAAATTCTTTAATGTAATCTTCTTCTTTATGTGTAAAGCTTTTGCTTATTTCTTTACGATAGAACTCTTCTATGATATGGAAATCGTAAACGCTTTTACCTGTTGCTCCTACAAACGACATCATCTTTGCTATAATTATAGGGTTTCTGTTGATGTGGTCTATTGACTTTGCTCTGGTTACAAACTGAAAGGGTCTGTCTGCTGTACCGAAGTACATATTTGTGTACCCGTTTCCACGCTTCTTTTTCCAAGTAAGCCTAACCCCTAAATCATAGATTACTTGGCCATCGCCTTCTTCATTATTCTGCATCTCCTATATTGTTTAATGTTCCACAATCACATATATGTAATTGATTTACTCCGATTACTATTGGCATCTGCTTATCGCAGCCACCGCAGAAATACTTGTCGCTCATAATATCAATGGTTTTAATTTAGTATTCTCAATCTCATACAATGGTGCTTTATTTATAAAGTAGCTACCATCGTCTCTGTATCTCCTCTCACCCTTTTCATAAAAGTTAGACTCCGTAAGTAGTGTCTCCTTATCGGTGTATCCACATATCCAAAAGGTATTAGCAGACTTGTTTATACTACAGAATATATATAGTTCGCAGTCAAAATCCTTTTGATAACCTACGAAGTTGTTGACGTAGTGTGGTTTAGGGTCAACACGTCTGCCCATTGTTTTGACATCTGCTTTACGTCCCATAAAGATAAGGTCGTGTCCACCATCAAATCCATCTACAAACTTTGGGGGCAGGTCGTTTATAATGCGAAACATATTCTCTCCTAACAAACCAACAAACTGCTCTGCTTTAGAGCCGTTGGCATCAAAGCGGTGGCCCATAGAATGGTCTTGTAGCCAGTCCCAAGTCTTTTCTTTTAGTGATTTAGGTATATCGTAGGAGTTCATTACATCATTATTAATCTCAACCTGCGTTGGTACTTTCGTATCAATAAGGCGGAGTTGGTTAATTGATTCTGTAGGTCATCGTTCCAACCAAATCTACTGGCGTGAAGGGATAGATTTACATTATCCAACATCAACATCTCCAGATATTTCTCAACCTCGCGTATGTGGCGTTTCTTCCTGTTGTAAGATTTAATCGTACTCAATACCATACTCTGTTAAGTCTCTTTCGCATAGCTGAACGATGCGGTTATACAATTCTGATTTGACCTTTGTCTTTTTAGCATTGGCCATTGCGTAAACTCGGATATCATTAATGATTCTTTTACTTCCTGTGGTACGCTTTGATTTATAGTTTGTTTTCATAAGCAAATTTATTTGCGGTGAGGAGCCTTGCGACTCATTTCTCTCTTGTGTTAAAGGTGTCCAATATATGCAGAGCAAAGTCCGCCATCATATCATAATGGTAATGAGCATAGGTCTGTCCTTCACCACGATTAGACTGAACAAACTCATCAGTCATTGATAGAATCTTATCGTGTGTCATTATTGCCTCTTTCTCAATTTGTACCTCTGCAAAACTTATAACATCATCAAGGGTTTGCAGTCTAAAGTCGTACCATTTGTATAAACCCTCTACATCGTGGCTCTTAAAATGTTCTGCTTTTTCAAATGCTGTATCTCTATGGATTTTCAGCGACCTAATTAGTTGTTCAATTGGTGTCATTTCTCTTTTGTTTTAAAGGTTTCTATTTCACAATCTGGATAGGTGCAGTTGTTGTTTAGTCTGCAACTCTCACCTTCTCTTTTGATGTACTTACATTTTTCTAATTTCTCAAGCGTATCCTTCAGTATCACATTCCAAGCCCACTTATCCTTGTCAGCGTTCCAAAGTTTCTCGTACATCTCTAGTAGTATCTCTCTGTTCATTTTACCCTTATTTTGTGCGTTAAACTGTACATTTTTACCCTTATTCTGTACACTGGAGGTTAATAAAGGGAGGGAACGAATTAACCATTCCGTTTAGTTTTAAGTTAGTAAAACCCCTCCCTTTATAAGTCGTGTTCTATATTCTGCTTCTCAACATACCTGCGCCACATATTAGCTGCCCAAGCCCTTCTCTGTTGCTTGTTAGGGTACACCTTCTTTAACCTCGCATTCGCAATGCGTAGGAATTGATTCATCTTATTCATAGTAATTGATTTTGGAAGGGAGAGGGGAATCGAACCCCTCTATTAACCTACTCCGCAGTAAAGCTAATTCCTTTTCCCTTTTGACGTTTAAAACAAGTCGTCGTCTTGAGTGTTAGTTGCTGCAGCTCCTTTGAAATCCATCGTAGGAATCT